CTGTATAATTTGTTCCAGACGAAGAAACTTCGTTTGTAACAGTATAAGCAGTAGTAGCCGTACTAAAACTAGCTATTGATGTGTAAAGCGCTAATTTGAAAGTTGATCCACCAGAATCAAAATCAAATACGCCACCAAGTAAGTCTGTTTTAAAAGAGTCAGGTACTATATTAGCCATTTATTTTTTTCTCCTTAATATTTAGATGGTGATTCAGATTTGAGAGGAGTACGAAGGGTTCCATCTTGCCATTCGTCTCTGCGTCTTCTACCTTGTTGTTCAATAGAATACGTTTTCGCTGCATTTGAATAAGCCTGCGAATAATATTGTATCATATCTGCAGGACCTTTCAAGTATCCATATGCTTCTATCAGAGAACCATACAAAAGTAAATCTTGATATTTATTACTTATGTAAGTTGTTGTACTGTCAGAAGTGGTAATAGATTCAGGTTGCTTAGTATAAGCTAACGTTATTAAGTATGTTGAATCTGGTGTAGGGGCCACAACCCAGTAATTTGCATCCCAGTTTCCATAGTATTTTGGTAGGCCTGATTGAGTTCCAGGTGTATTGTAATATTCTGCCATGAATGAAGTATCTCTTTTTTCTAAAAATACTTGAGCTCCATTAGAGTCTGTTAGTTGAGCATATCTAATAAATCTTAAATCAGATGGAATAGTTACATATCTATTTCCAGCTTGAAGATTTGATGTTGCATAAAATCTATTATCGTCAGTATCAGATTCTCTATAAATTCTATTTTCAGCATTTTTAACAATTGTAGTTAAAATCGAATCAGATAAAACATTACTATCTACTTCTGTGTAGTTTCTAATGTCTGTTTTTAAATTTGAAAAAGTATAACTCATATTATGGTGTTAATGTTACTGGTCCTGCTGTAACACTCATTCCTCCGAAACTTCCTGTTAACGTACAATTAGTACCTAAACTAAATGTATAAGTATTAGTTGTTACATTACTTATACTAAATCCACTTGCATTTTCAAACAAAGAATATGCTAATCCTCCTGGACTACCATCTACGTTTCTTAAAACAACTGTGCTTCCATTTGCTCTACCATGTGATGGTTCTGTTATTGTAATAACATCAGAGCCGTTAACTGTTGCAATCGGATTGCCTGGTAATAAATTTGGTACAGCCGGTTCTACTCTATCTGGTCTAGCTTGTGGTAAACCTTGTGGATCAGCGCCATGTGGTTTTGGTTCTAGTTGTGGCTGCTTTGGTTCAAATTCAGAAGTATGAACTCTTGAGCCATTCCATTCAGTTACCATTTCTGTATATGGAAATGCTTGACCTGAACGATCTGAAATAAATTGTGCGTATTTTCCTCTACTAAAATTTGCCATTATACACTCGGATAATAAGTTTTAGGTGAAATAAAAGTACTAGATGAAGAACCGTCTTGAGTTAAAGCTCTGTTTAATTCATCTTCATATAATAATTTTAAATTTTGTATTCTCTCTGGTGAAAATTTAATTGCTAAATAATAAGCTAAACCAGCTAACATGCACGGAACAAATCTGTATGGAACATCTGCATCATTTGTATATGCTCCAGCATCTTGGATTCTTTTTGCATAATAGTAATTAATAAAATTACCTGCTTCAGATGCACCCGGTGTTTGATATAAAGTTATTGTAACTTTATCAATGAACCTTTGTACAAAATATTGAGATGGAGTTCCTTGTGAAGTTTTATTTGATAATCCTTGATACGTAGATCTATCTATTTTTGTAAGTGGAGTATCAACACTAGATGAGTTTCTGTAAGAAGCTTCTAATATATCATCAACACCATAAATGGCTGTAGCGTCCGATGTACCATCAGCTGTTGATCTATACATAGTATAAACAGCTTGACCTTGAACCAGGGTTAAAGAATTATTTGCAACTTCCCAATAGTGTAAACCTCTATTTGCCCATTCTTGAAACATGATGTTTAAAGAACGTCTAGCACCTTTTAATTGGTATCCAGATACACCTTGTATGCCGATTCTTTCATAGGCTTCTTCTATAATATCTGAAATAGAAAAACCTTTTTCAAAAACAGTTGTTCCCGAGGTAGTATTAGCCATCTAACCTCCTAATTTGCTGTTAAATTCGGTCCAGAAAATTTATCTGTTAATAATGTATAAGCTGCAACATTAGTTTTAGTTTTACAATAAATACCTTTTGGAAATAAAATTCCATCTTCCGGAAATGAAAGATTAATTACATCTCCACTTGGAACATCTCCAATAAATAAAGTTGCTCCAGCATTTGAAGTAGTACTTAGTTCTAAAACACCTGCGCCAACACCATCAGAAGCGATTATAACACCTCTTAATCTTATTGGTTGTGCAACTATTGCTGTTGCTCCTGCTGCGGCTGTTGATCTTACTGCTTGTATATCGCCTTTACTTGCCATTTTTTTCTCCTAATATTTTAAGAGCTCCCGAAGGAGCTCTATAATTAACTATGCTACTGCAGCGCCTGTAGTAACATCAATCCAAACTGATCCATTGCCGTAGCAAAGAGATCCAGTTAAAGATGCTCCTGTTGCATCAGAAACATATATAATCTTTCCAGCGATAGCTGTTAAAGAAGCTGTTTGAGCAACAGTGTATGAAGGTGCAATAAAACCATTATCTGATTTTACTGGACCTGAAAAAGTAGTTTGTGCCATTGTATTATCCTCCAAGTTATTTCTACATAGTCTCTTGGCCGTCGACTATACTCGTCTATGCAGAATTTTATTGTATAGTGATTGATTTATACTTGAAATTTGTAAAGAGTGCAAGAGATCTTATTATGGAGTGTTCGTTTCCAGTAATGTAGTAGCGTTTTTACTAAGTAGCTACTGAAACTTCAGGTGCAGCGTCTTCTATTTTATTCATTAAAGTAGCTTGTCTTGCTTCTGCTAGTTTAATGTGATTAATAACTTCTTTTATTTTATTATCAATCTTAACCATATCGAGAGTGTATCTACCCTCTTCGTTATAGTGCTGCTCCCACTTTAGTTCTAGACCCCTCTTCTGTTTGTAAAGGGATTGAACATGTGTTTGCATCATTAACCTCCTCATAGGTCAACCAAGTTTTACTTAAACTATAAAACTTTGATTCTTCCCATACTATATCATTTTTTCCTAGTTTGTCAACTATAGCATTTTCTAATGCTTGACTGCTGTCTTCACATTCAACTGTGAATTCACAAAAGTATCCTCTAGATCTGATTTTAATACGAAAAGTTTTCATGGGTATATGTCTTTCTATCAAAAAGAATGGGTCCAGTAAAGGACCCATTCCATTATATTTTGCTTAAGAATTAAGCACCTTCTGATGCGAAGATACCTCTAAAGTCAGAAACTCCAAATGAGTATCTTTCTCTAGCTTTGTATCTAACGTTACCAGTATCGAAGTCACCTTCCATTTTTGTATTGATAGGTGATCTTTCGAAGTACTTCATTCCATTAGGCACATCTGTAATGATGTAGAACGCATCTGTATCAGTTAAGAAATTGTTAACCACGTAACCTTGTGGAATCATTCCCATAGATTTAACTGCGTTAATATCATTGTCAGCTGTTCCAACTCTTTGAGCAGACTTCATTAATCTCTCTGCAGTGAATTGTAGTTCACTAGGAATAATCATTTTTACTCCTTTTGCAGCGATCTTAAGACCTCTTTCGTCAGTCATTGCAGCGATGTCGATTAAACACTGCTCTAATGATGTTTCGTTAAGGTCAGCTTGAGTTGCTAAAGTGTTAGCTACTGTACCTGCAATTGTTGGATGCGCAGTGTTAAATAAAGAAACACCGTCTCCAGAATTGTAGTTATTAGTAGATGGTAATCCTTGAATTAAAGGATTAACAGCTTTAACTTGTTTTGTTTGTGCCATACTTCTTGCCAACGCTTTAGTGTATCTCGAAGCTAATCTGTCATACAAGTTGTCTTCAATCGCTTCTTCAGTGATTGAAAATGCAAGAGCGATAGTTTCATGAGTGTATCTAGCTGTGTATGTCTCTTGAGCATTGTCAAAAGTAACGCCAGAACCTTCAGGTTTAACTTGCGCATTGCCAAATCCAGATAACATTACTTCTTCTTCAAAAGCTCTGTCAGAAGTTTCCTTCGTATAGATTTGTTCATGTTGGTTTTCGTATTGTTTATATTCCAGGCCGAATAGTGCATTCAATCCTGGCTCTAGTTCTTTAACTAGTTGTGATCGTGATATTGCCATAATATTATTCTCCTATTCTATTATATGCCCGCTTCTTGTTTCAATTGGTGTTGACCGATAGTAACTACCAAGTCAGCGTATTGACCAATCTCGTTTCCTACTGTCTTTGCGAAACCAAGAATTTTTAGTTGATTTGCTGTGTTAGCCATAGTTCCAGAAGCAGTTGCTTTTGAAACCCAGTTTGGTGTAACACCAGCGTTTAGTACAATAGCAGCACAGTTTCCAACATTTGTTTGTGCTGGTGTTCCTGCTGATTGTATTTCGAACCTTTGGTAAGGATCGTCAGCCACAAAGCCTACGATATCTGTAGCAGCATTAGATGCAGCTAAGTAGTTAGACCATGTTGGCTTACCTGTAGATGAATCAGTGTAGTAAACACCGTTAAGGCTACCCAATAAATAATTGTCAGCACCTGCTGTACCTCTAACTAGTACTCCATCTGCACTTAATGCAACTGGATCACTGTTATAGATAACTGCTGTGCTTGCAGCAATTGAATATTCAGATAAACCTTGAGCGTCTCTATTCTGACCAACTTTACCGATTGCTTTCAATCCGAAAGCAGCGTTTGTATTTGCCATTTTTTTTCTCCTAAGTTTATAAGTTAATTCGTTGGATAGGAATTACTAAAATATTAGCTTTTCTTCGTACCACCGAAAGTTACACGAGTCTGCCTATCAATATTGATTGGCATACTTGGATGCTCTTCCTTAAGTAGATCGTTATTTACTGCTTCATCTTGCTCCATACCTTGCTTTGCATAGTATTCGGCACGTGATTTTGCGATCTCTTCAGGTACTCTAGCGAGCACTAGGCCACCAACTCCGATAACTCCCTTGTATTTGCCGTCTTCGACAATTGGGTAATCTGAATCAGGGTATTCATCAGCTCTTACTAATTCGTAACCAGATCTTAATCTTCCTGCTACGTTCTTAGTATCCTGAAAACCCATAGACTCAGCTCTTAACCATCTGTGTCTAAATCCTGCCGGCGCAGGGGGTGCATCTAAAGATGACGGTGGAGTCCAGACTTTTTTTCGAGTTTCTTTTTCTCTAGTCTGACTCGCACGAGAAGCTCTGTTTTCGTTTTCATTACTCATATGCTTATATCTCCTTCGTGTTTAATTGTTTCGCATATTCTTCAAGTGGCACACCTAATTTTTTAGCAATTGCTATCTGTGAAGGTGTGAGTCTCACAATTTTGCGACCTGTTTTACTACTTCTATTTGCCGAAGCAACTACTTGAGTAGGTTTTAAAGTCGTTTGTGTTTGTACTTTACCAAATTTATGCGGGAATTCAAGTCTTATTCTTTTATCTATTTCAGAATAATACTCATCCGATTGTGGGTCATAACCTTCTTCTTCAACAAGCTTTTTATGCAAGCTAAAGGCAGTATAGGTCATAGGTTCATCCTGTCCAAACCATGTGTTCTTTTCGGCCCAATTCTGAGCTTTTGGATCTGGATTAATAGGTTGTTCCATTTGTTTTTGTTGAACAGGTTTTTCAATAGTTTCAGGTTCAACTGTCTTTTCTCTAGTAGATTTAATCTCTGAAAGTCTAGCTTCCTCATAACCTAATTTTGAAATTTCAGTTTGAGCAGCGATTTCAGCTTTTAAATCTCCTTCTTCTCTAGCTTTAGCTAACTTATTGGCAGCAGCTTCTAAAGAAGACTTAATTCTATTTTCCATTTCAGTAACATAACCTGTATCTAATTTAGAAAATCTTGATTTAAGTTTATCTTGTTCTTTTTGAACGGTTCTTGCGTATTCAATAGCAGCTTGTTCTCTTCTTTCTGCTTCACGCATTTTTTTAGTTAGTTTAGCTATTCTCTTTTTTACTCCTTCAGAATAATCTTCTAACTCTTTCTTTTTTTCAGGTTCTTGGTCCTTGTTACTTTGTTCTTTATCATTTTCGCCATCTTGAACAGACAACTGCTCATCTGGTTTCTCAGCTGAGTCATTGGACTCAGTATTGTTTTCATTAACTGTTTCATTAGCTACCTCTATGTTAGATTCTGGTTTTTCTGTTTCCGGTAATTCAATCTCGGCTCCAGGACCTGATGTATCTATGTCTACAGTTTTTGCTTCTTGTTCTTGCATAGTATTCTCCTATGGTTAAAATTGGTGAAAAATATCTTCGGGGTTTTTCACCGTTGCTAAAACTTCATCATCATTGAGAAGTCTGACCTCGCCCCCATCTATTAGAATTCGGCTTCCTGCATATCTTGCAAAGATTACCCAATCCCCTTTCTTGCACCACGGACCTTCAGGAAATTTATCCTTGTCATAACAATGTGGTCCCATGGCCAATACTAAACCACAAGTCGATGCTACTTGTGATCTTTCTATCGCTTCATCAGCTAAATAAATTCCGCCTTTAGTTTTTTCTTTCATTTTAAATGGAAGAATTAACATTCTCCAACCTGTAGGGTTAGGGAGTTTAGATAGTTCTGTTTTTGATAAATCTTTTTCTTTTACTTGATCTTTATGTGATTTGTACTTTTCCTCTAAAGCATTTTTATGCTTTGGGATTTCTTTCCCCGAGGTTGATAACGGTTCCTTGCTCATCTTTTTGCTCCTTCATGTTTAGCAGGTTAGAGATTTCCTGTGATATATATTGGTAGGCGTGTGCCTGACCCAACATATACTTGTATTTTTCCATATTGTCAACACCTCCTGATATAAGAGTGTCTCCAATATTTTGATAACTTTCTTTTAATATTTTTTGTATTCTCTGTATGATTATAATGTCGTCTGGTTGTTGTGCCACTAGCAGTTCCACTTTCTAAGAGATTTGTTTATTCTTGAATTAGGATCTCTAGCAGTTTTGGCAGAAGTTAATCTCTTTTTCATTCCTGTCATTCTAGCGCAAAAAGATTTTCTTCTGTTTGCGGCTTTTGATCCTTTCTTAAGTTTTGAAGGTTTAGTTGTAACAGCCATAGATAGTTTAGAACCAGGGTTTGCAGCTCTGTAAGATGCGATACCTTTTCTATTTAATCCGCCTGATTTAGATTTACCTTCTTTTCTTTGCCAAGCCGGAGTTCCACCTTTAGCAAATCCAGGAGATTTTTGAGCATGTGGAAAAGGAACTTTTGATTCTAACTGATCAAAAATTTTAGGAGTTCCTCTTTGTAAAAATGCTCTGCCGTATCCTTTTTTTGCTATCATTTTTTCTTCTTTAGTTGTTTTTTATGAACTAAATATTTACTTGATGCTGTGTGTGTTTTACCAGACATAAGTTTACCTTTGGTATCTTTATGTGTGGCTCCTTTGTATTCTTTTCCATCTTTAAAATAATGTTTTACACCTTTAGCCATATTATTTTTTCTTTTTAGGAAAGCCAGCTTTCATATTAGCATAAGCTTTCTTTGATATTGTTGATT